GAAAATGTCAAACTCACAAGCGAAGCGCTTGTGTCTGTGCGGATGTGGTTTTATAACATTCGTTCATGCATATTCTTTGAATTTTAACGTAGCATGAGTAGAACCACTGGGGCCTATGATTATAAGCCCACCTTAGAGTGATAAAGGCACAGGATAATCGTATTACTTTTATGTTGCACTCAGATAACAAATTGAAAGATGGAGATCTTAAAACTCAACAGGAAAACCAAACTACCCCTCGAATATATGAATCATTCGATGGGGAAGACAAACAATCATCGTTTTTTGATTGTTTCACACCTTCTCGGTGTGTTGTGCAAAGCGCAGAAGTTGTTGAAATGACAACTGATGCCACCGGTGACACAATGCAGGAGGAAAATGTTGGTTTTGATGGACAAAATGATCCTATTTTGACAATACCTAATGATTTGTCGAGGATTCAAGTCGATCAAAGTCAAAATGTCACTTTAGGTAATTACCTAAAGAGGCCTGTACAAATCGCGACTCAGTCTTGGACAGTTGGTTCCACCTTGGATCAATTGGCTGATAACTTTGATCCGTGGCACCTATATTTTAGTCAACCCGCCATAAAGCGGAAATTAGATAATTATTATCTGGTTCGGTGTAATTTGCATCTAAAATTTGTTGTCAATGCATCACCGTTCTTTTACGGGTGTGCGTTGGCTTCATATCAGCCTTTGACTAATTTTGCTCCAGGTTTCACGCCACAAGGTGCTTTTGGAGAGGAGAAAACCGCCTACTCCCAGCGTCCTCATATTTGGATTTATCCTCAGGACTCTCAAGGTGGAGAAATGGTTCTACCATTCCTCTATTATAAGAATTGGTTGGATGCTACATCGGCTACTGACCTGACTGATATGGGTAAGATGAGTTTCCAATCTTTTGGAAGCTTGGCCAATGCGAATGGGGCCACGGGTGATATTGAGATTGTTGTTTATGCTTGGGCGGAAAACATCGAAGTCGCGGGACCAACCGTGGCTTTGGCTGTTCAGTCTAAGGACGAATACCAAGATGATGGAGTAGTTTCGAAACCCGCTTCAGCTATTGCGAGGGCCACCTCGATGCTGAGTGATGTTCCAATTATCGGACCATTTGCTACGGCTACGTCGCACGCTGCAGAGGCCGTTTCGAAGATTGCTTCGCTGTTCGGGTATACCAACACCCCAGTGATTGATGATATTCATCAGTTTCAACCAGCGCCTTTTCCGAATCTAGCATCTACTGATATTGGTATGCCAATAGATAAACTAACGCTTGATTCTAAGAACGAATTGTCTATTGATCCAGCTATTGCTGGTGCGACAACTGCTGATGAGCTCGTAATTAGTAATTTTTGTGCTCGTGAGGCATGGTTGTTTGAATCCACATGGACTAGCGCTCGTTCTATCAATGATGGACTTTTCTACGCTAAAGTGTCTCCTGCCTTGTACAAGACAGATACTACGGGACCTACGGATATTCTTTGGAATACTCCCATGTCCCATGTGTCTGACATGTTTGAATATTGGCGTGGGGATATTATTTTCCGTTTCAAGTTCATATGTACGAAATATCACCGTGGTAGGGTTCGTATTAATTGGGACCCCCGTGGAAATATTGGTGCGGCAGGTGATTACACCACCGAAACGTACACGAAAATCGTGGACATTACTGAAGAAACGGATGTGGAATTTCGCGTTCCTTATACACAAGCTCTGGCGTATCTGCGCGTTAAACCTGGTAAAGGAATCCATTATGCGGCAGCATCGACTTCTACGGCTGATGTTGGTGTCAACCACAATGGGATTATAACCGTTCGTGTGTTGAATCGTCAAACTTCACCAATAACATCTGCTGATATTAATATGTTGGTTTTCGTCAAGGGTGCCGATAATCTGGAGTTTGCTGTACCAAAGGAAGTAGATACTTCATATTCACCATACTCTGTCCAATCTTATGATTCTCGTATGGATATCGATAGTACCGTACACGAAATGGGAGTCAAACCGTCTATTGCCGACCCAAATATAAATTTGGTGTATTTCGGGGAATCTGTTGTTTCCTTACGCCAAGTTATGCGGCGACAGAGCCTTTATAAGAGGCTTGTTGCTAGTTCAGGTTCGGCCATAAATACTATATACTTGAGTACTTTCAAGTTGGCTCGTTTGCCGCTGTACCCAGGTTATGACGTTAATGGCATAGATTCGGCTATGGGAATTTTGTCATCGTTACCAGAACCGTATAATTATACGAACTGGTTACCTATGACGTGGATTGGCCAATGCTTTGTTGGTGTACGAGGGTCGGTTTTGTATTCTGTTAATGCTAATGGCCAACAGGATTGTAAAACTGTGATTTGTGCACGTGAGCATGGACCACATAATTCCTCAATTGCCGAATCAGTCATACCTTTTGCTGGCAATGGGGCTTTAAAGCAATCCATTCAAGTGGATCAGTTGGCTGGTAATTCAGGTATGACGATGACCAATCAGGTCACCCAGGGTGGTATTACTACAATGCTACCCATGTACAGCAACGTTAAGTTCATTATGAATTCTCCAGACACGCGTAGTGTTGGCAGTTCTACGGATGACTCTCTTAATGATGCTATGAGAGTTCAGACTCTCTATCAAACCGAAACAAATTCGTTCAACGATACGTTCGTTGATTTGTATTGCGCGGCGGGAACAGATATGAACTTTGTGTTCTTTATCAATGTACCCGCCGTGTACATGTACAACTCTGTGCCTACCCCTTTGCCATAGAGTTGTTCAAATTGTCCGCAATGACATTAAACTATAGCTATTGATTTAGCTATGTCCGAGATGACATTAAACTATAAAACACAGTGGTCAGTGCTGTGTCTACTATCTTTATAGTAGTTTGATCCTATGCTTTGCATGGAGACGCTATACTTAGTTGTATTGCTTCACG